CTTTTTTCTTTAATAAATAATATATTGGTTGCTTAGTAGTATCGTCAGTTTCATATATTGTAACTTCGGTTGTATTGATACTAGAAGAAAATGCAAAATCAACAGAGTCTAAGGTTCTGAAAACAGCTGTTCCATCATTTTGTTTAATTTGAAACCCAGGTTTGATAGTTAATGCATAATTATAATCAGGTTGTACATTGTCACCAGAACCAATTGATGGAACTAATTGAAACACATCAACGTCTGTATACGCCGGGATTGCATTTTTAGGTGTATAACCTAATTCTTTTGCAATATCAAATATATTGCTACGTTCGGTTGCTTGTTCTAATAATGATTCCTTTATATTATTATCTGCGTAATATGATAACACATCACCAACATATGAAGCCATTTCCATAAACAACATTCCGGGAGATGTTTCATCATAATCATTGTATGAGTCTGGAAAGTATTGTTTAGTAAAGTCTATTAGATTTTTACGAAATTGACCAAAATCTTTATTTATATACGTTATGTCTTTGTTTACATTCATAATTAATCTATTGTTATGGTAGATGAATCTTCATCAGCAGTTATCGTAATAGCATCAGTATTAAATCCATCAACGGTATATTTTAATGTTATTTTAATAGTGTTCAATAAAGTTGGATCGTCTTCTACGGTTAATATTTCTAAATCTTGAATTACAATATTTGGTAACCAAGAACTTAATGCATTGGTAATTTCTAAATCAATTAACTCTTTAATATCAGGAGTACTCGGTTGGAATACTATACTTAATAAATTAGTACCAAAATTAATTAGATTATACCGTTCACCTTTTCTTGTTAACAATAAATTTCTAATATTAGCTTTAGCTTGAGCATTTGTTGTATACAATGTTTTGAATACTCCCGGATTCCCGAATGATAGGTCTACACCTAATCCAATTTCAGATTTTGTCGTTGTATCATTAACTGTTTGTATACGATATGCCATTATAGTGCAAAGCCTTTATTTTTTGTTTTATCCATTGCTTTCATTAATCCTCTATAATCACGATTCATTGCCTTTGCAACTACCGGATCAATCTGCATATTTTTTCCTGATTCAGGATCTTCCATTATTTGTGAAGTGGCATTACCATTTCGCATCATACCAAATCCCTGAGCATCATTAGCAGTGAATGACATATTATCCATTCCTTCTTGCATTAGATCGCCGTAACTAGGTACGCCTTCTTCTCGCAATGGATCTGTTTCATTTAATACATTAGCAAACTTATTATCTGCATATAATGATTTACTTTTAGTTTTTTTGATTGGTACTGGTTTACTCTCAACAGATTCTGTTTGTAATTCTGTAACCGTTGAATGTAATCCTTCTCGAAGAATTTCTGATAATTCTTCTTTAATAACCTCTCGTACGGCTGTTTTTAGGGCTTTTACAAGTGCTTTAGATTCCATGTGTATTCTTTTTTATTATAAATATGTATAATGTTAATTAATCGGTGTTCCCCAATCATTATCAGATATCTTAGGACCATATGATACATTGTTAGATGTATTCAAATAATAATCTCCAATTTTACCTAAGTTAGGTAGTGGATTTCCATTTCCTCTATAAACTTGACTAGGTGCTTCCTGCAATGATGTTAATAGATTACGTTGCTGATCAACTAATTGTTCGATTGAATTTGATCTTTGTGTTAAATCATCTTCAGACACATTTGACTCATTATAAAATTCAGTCGGTATTAAATCGTTATAATTAGTATCCGTATTTAATCCTGTTGATATATTAGTAGGTATATTTAATTCAATATCATCATCACTCACTGTATTTAATTTTGCTATTGCAGTAGTCAATACTGGTACCAGTGTTAGTATTTTAGATTCTATCTGATCAGGTAACGACTGTAATGGTTTTACTGCTTCGATTGCATTTACAATTAATTGATTTTGTAATGCTTGTGTTTGCAATGCTATAAACAAAGCGGCAGTTACTGGATTAGATAATTGTGCTGCAGCAAGTGCTGCATTTATTCCTTGTGCAGTTGATATAATAGTACTTACTGCGGTAATCGCACTTTGTATTTTAGGAATATTTTCTTGAACTTTTGTAATTGATAATTGTATATTTTCTAAACTTTGTTTTATGTTTTTAACTCTAGGATCATCACTGTTAACGTTAGTTGGAAGTTTTGCAGAATCTTTAATTGTTTTATTGGCCTGATCTACAATTGAATCTAATATATTATTAAACTGTTGTTGTATTTTATCTACACCTAATGCTGGTGCTTTTGTTAAACGATCGAGTGGTGGAATAACTGACATAATATAATAATCCTATTTATTGGGTTTAAACTCCATTTTATATTGTGAACTTAATAATTCTTGTAACTGTTTCTGTGCTTTGTTAACATATGAAAGATTAATAAATGTACCGGTAGACGAACCACATTGCACCATAGTGTTTAGTTGATTTATTATACTTTGTAAAACTTCTAATAATACTTCTCCATGAACCATGCTTTCCGAAGCTTCTTCACTTCCTAATTTTATTGCACCGGTAGAATTTAAAATTATACCCAATGGCGAATCAATAACTGCTAAGTCTTTACGGGCTTTTAATATAACACGATCAGATACTCCTAAAAATTGTGATCCATTATAATTAGTTTCATTGCCACTAGTAGTTATACAGCCTGTTAGTGAATTGGGTTGATCTTTGTTTCCTAATACTAATGGTATTTTTTGTGTGCTAGTTAAATATAAAGAAGATTGATCCGTATTAATATCCTCAGTAACAAAATCTTTATTTTCTTTATACTTTCTTCCATTAGATAAAATAAGTATAGGATCACCAATATTATTACCACGCCATTTACCTGGCTCAGAATAATTATTTTTGAAATCTATAGTGCTACCAAATCTGATACTATTACCATATCTTCCTTCTAACATAAAATCGCCACGATATGGTTGTAATGGTGATACTTGTGACTCTTCAAATTTAGTATCAAATTCTAACTCGCCAACGGTTGGTAATATGTTACTATTAGTATTTGAACTCAATGCCATTGGAAACATATAATACCATTGTGGGTATGATTCTTCTAATGTCGATTCATGATTTAAAGATTGAAATATTAAGACTGCCTCACCTGGTATTGGTATTTGTTTAATATTAGAATTAATTGGTTTTACATTTTCTATAAACTTTAAACGACCATTTAATGTATACTGCACATCAATACCAAATAGCATATCAGCACTAGATATTCTTGTTTTCTCCTGTGCACCAGTACTCTGATTAATAACCATACGTTTACCTGCAGGATATATTTCATCTGTATTTCGTTTATATGTATCACCGGGACTAGTCTTTTGTTTGACTTCGGCTACATATATTACCGTATCAAATAAACCATCATGATTTGGCATTACTATCCTTCAATTTGGATTTAGCAATTTCGATCTTTTGTTTTATTTCTCGATCTTCTTCTTCAATCTTTTCAATCTCATCTTCTAATTCATGAGTTAATGCTGATTGTGCTATATTAATTAATTGTTGCTTTTCTTCGTCTGAAAGCAAAGAATCAGCACCAGTAATTGTTTGTGTAGTTGATATATAACGCTGTACAATTGCAGTTAATTTAACTAGATGATCATCATTTTTAACAGCAACATCTAAGTACTCTTTAATAAGTGGTACTATAATAGTAGCATCCGATGCATTTTTTATTAATGGCTGTAACTGAGATATGAGCTGATTTATCTGTCTATCCTTCTTTTTAGAATTGTGATAAACATCATGCATAAGGTCAGCAAAACTGGTTCCTTTGAATATTTCATCATTCCGATCCATACGTATCCTTTAATAATAAATATTAAAAAGGTAAATTCATGAACTCTGTATCGGCATATTCCCGAAATTTTGTTTCGTATAGGTGTTTTAATGTTTTTACAACTCGAGTTACATTTGTGGTTGGTAGACCGGTTCGTTCTCTAATAAAGATATAAAGTGCTTTTTTATTAAAAACGTCGATGTGTTCTCTCTTACGAAACAACTCTAAAATAGCATCTGCTACAGCAGCATCGTGTTTTTTAGGAAATAACTCAAATAATCTTTCTGAACAATAATCTACGTATAGATTAATATACATATTTAAAGGATCACTAGCTACTCCTACTTCATCCATACTATAGGTATGAGT